GTTGCAACAAAACACTTGCCTCAGGATTTTCTTTTGAGATAATGCTATTTGCTTCTTGTGCATCTTGATAATTTTTATCAGACTTACTAGGTTCTGTTGGCTCTGCTTTTGACGCTTCTAATAGAGGAGTGATTAACTCGTCATACTTGTCGTAAATCTTTTTCCTTTCAACTTTATCATTAGGGTTTTCTAGGGCAGCATACTCGGCTTGTTCTTTTGCTCTTAAATCTGCTATTTGCTCTGATAGTGGTTTAACTACTTCTTCTTTTTTTGCTTCGGCTTGGGTGGGTAGGGATTTTTCTAAAACTTTTGCTTTTATTTTTGTTGCACCATCTCTTATTTGCTCCGCTATTCTATGATGTCCGTCTAATATGTGGATGCCATTTTCGTCTTTAATTAAAACAGGAAGTTCTTTTGATTTTGATTTGTAAGAATTATCTACCGTTAATTGAGTTGGAGAAATATCTTCAATAGGGATATATTCTTCCGTTGCATTGTCTTTATTCTCTTTATAATATGCGGCTTCCTCTTTATAGTTCTTGTTATCTACAAATTCCTTCGTAAATATATTTCTTGTTGGCGTAGCGTTTTCTAACTTAATATTATTTTCTTCTGCATCTAATTTTTCAGCCTTAGTTAGCACATCTCCCCCTACACCACTACCTACTTCTTCTTCATATGTTTGAACATTTCCACTTGTTTCAGTCTCTTTTCCGCCTGTGGCTTCGTTAGGTTGGGTTTGCTTAGGTTCTTGCCCTTCTCGCTGGTTACTTTGTAACCCTGTGATGTTTTCTTTATCATTTTGTTGTTCGTTAGTTGTTATTTCTTCTGTATTGGGTAAATATTTTTCTACAACTTTACCTTTATCGTAAACTAATTCATATTGACCATTACCTATATGTTTATATACCTTTACTTTATCACCACTCAATTCTTTTAAATGATTACCATTTTCATCGGTTGGAAACATAGTTTTACCTTTTCCATGCCTTCCGCTTTTAGATGGTTGTATAGAAGGGTCTTCTGTAACAATAATATAATTATTAGGATTTTTCCCTGCATAACTCATACTTGCACTACCTTTACTAAATGATGGGAAAGCAGTAGGTCTGCCTGTTAAATCTATAACGCTATCTTCTTTATTTGTGTTTTTATTACCTGCATTAGTTCTTACAACACCACTTTCTACTATATCATTATAAGCATCGTCACCTACAATAACTCTATATGATTCATTTTCATTTGCAAATTGAGAAACATCTCTTTTATTATCTACATCACCAGATGCCTGTACCTCACCACTAACACCGCTAGGTGGTGCAGCAGGGGTTTCAGTTGCTGGTATAACTTCTTGTTCTGCATTTATCTTTTCTTCTTCTGTTACTACTCCTGTTTTATATACTTCATCTATTTTACTTTGCAATGCATCATCGTTTATTGCCTGTAATGTAAAGATATTTCTTAGTTTTGGGTCTTTTAATATTGCGTCAAACTGTTCTTTTGTAGTTGTGGTTGGTATAGGATTCCCTTTTTCAAACACTAAATATAAAGGTGTGCTGCCTTTTAAAATTTCTTTTATCTCTTTTTCTTGTTCGGCAATCATTTCTTTAGCAGCTTGACTTGCCAAATCATTTTCGTCATCTGTAAGCATAGCCTTTGCTCTGCCTATTTTAGCAAATTTACCTACCAACCCTACCTTTACGTTATCGTCTACATTAAAGTTTTGAACACTTTCAATACCGTTCATTATATAATCTAGCTGTAAATTAGCTTCTTTATATTGAGCATCTGTAATGGCTTTGCTCTTATTCATTATGTCCAGCACTTGTCTTGCGTGTTGCTCTCCTCCTACGCTTACCGAACTCATTAAAAGAGATATTTGCTTATCAATATTTGGAGTACTATCTAAGGCAAACATCGACATACCTGAAGACATTGCTGCTCCAATAATTCCTTCTTCTAATGCTTGTGGGGTTTTAGCGTATTCAAATAAACTTACATCAAATCCATTTGCCGCTGCATTTGCTTCTGCCTGTGACCATCCTTGTATTATTTCTTCTGCTCCTCCTAGAGCTGTTTCCATTGCCAATGCTTTAGTAAAGTTAAATGCTTTGCTAAATACTGGCATCATTTGAAATACACTTAATGGCAATGTTGCTAAATTATTTCTAAATGTTCTAGAGGCTATTGCTGATGCGTCATTTTCAGAGTATCCTTGTTTTAAAGCATCATTAAATGCGCTACCTGCTTCTAATGTTGCTTCTCCTGCCCAGCTTACTGTTCCTCCGCCTACTACACTTGAAATAACTGCCGCTCTTTTACTTGCACCTAACAATCTGGCTAAAGCACCTGCTCCATAACCTGCCGCCATGCCTACTGGCATTGTAGCCAACATAAATGGAACTGAACGCACTCCGTTATCAATCCACCATGAAGAGTCTGAAAGCTTTTCTATAAAGTTTCCATATTCTTCTCCCTTTGCTTTTGACTCCTCATCTTTAATTTGATAGTAAGCACCGCTAGCAAGTTCATTTTGCATTGCAGTTTTAATAACCACATCATTTATTGCACTTGCATCTAATCCTGCATAAGACATAGCACCTCCTATAGAGCCTAGTACATCCCCAAATCCTGCTGTCATAGCTTTAGTCATTCTAGCCGATAACGGTGTATTTTTAGCATCTAAATAAGCTTTATTTATATTCTGCTTGTCTACAATTGCTGATTGCTCTTGAAATATCTTGCCATAAGCTTCCATATACCCTTTTGGTAAATCTACTGCGTTATTTTTAGCTATTTCTTGAAGTTTTTTATCAGCAGATTCTTTTAATAAATTTGCTTTTGCTAAATAGTTTCTATTATACCTGCTTTGTATGTCTTTTGATTTTAAATTAACTTCTTTGTTTAGTTCATCAAATTTAGGTACAAATGCAGCGGTCACTTCTGCTTGTGTTTGCTTTTGCAGCTCTTCTCTTTTTAATTTTAATTCTTGGTTCGCTTGTTCGGCTGTGATTTGTCCGCTTTGAACTAGTTGGTTGTATTCATCATATAACGCTTTGTCTTTTTGTTCAAATAATTTATTAAAAGTAGATGAAAACTCTTGGTTTAGTATATCAGCCTTAGATTTAACTTCTAACTTCAAAGCATCTACCTCTGGTGCTACTTCAGCCGCCACATTTTTTGTTAAGTTTTCAGAGTTGATTTTATAGTTTTGTATTTCATTGTCTTGTTCTTTAATTATTTTTTCGTTTGCTTTTTCAAAAATACCTTTTGTTATAACATTTCCTTTTTCGTCTTTAACTCCTGTGAAAGCAGTCAATGGCATACCTAGTTTTTTAGTTGCTTCAAGGTTTGTTAATGCTACTTTTGTTCCTATATCTTTTCTATTTTTTACTTGTTCAGCAACACTATTTACTAAATATTGCTTATCATAAGCAGTAATTTCTTCGCCAGTAGTTTTCTTTATTTTTTCAGCATATATATCTATTGCTTTTGATATGTTTTCAATATTAGGCGTTTCTGGTACGAATTGTCTTCCGTAATTTGAAGTAGATGCTTTTTTGATATATAAATCAGGTTCTTTTTCAATAGCAGCCATTAAATTTGAGCTATAAGCACCCATTCTTTGCTTTCTTGCTTCTCTTATTGTGTAATTGTCAAAAGCATTTACATTTGAATTAACACCTTCTAAAGGTGCTGAATAGTTTTCTTTAACAGCCTTTTCTAATAATGTATTTTTAGCTGTTTTCACAGGTTTATCTATTTCATTATCAGCTACATTTGCCTGCAAAGGAGAATCCTTCATTACAGGTAATGTATTTGTGTTCGACATATCTGTTGAGAACGATGGAATAGCCTTTTCCTTTTTTGGAGGAGGAGGCAGTAAGAAATCTTCTTCTTCTACTACTGCTGCTTTACTTAAAACCTTTTTAGGAGGTGGTGGTAATAATTCTTCTTCTTCCATTATGTTAATTTACTGTGTATCCTTGTGATTTATAATAATCTACTAATTCTTTTTCTGTATAACCTTCAAATCCTTTTGTTCCAACTTTAGATTTTATCATATCCATTTTTACTGATTTGGCACTTTTTGCAGTTGCTGGCTTTGCAGTTTCTACTTTTTTAACAGGTTTAAGTGCTACATACTTTGTAATTTTAGGGTCATTAAACAAAGTATTAATATCAAGCATACCGTTTGGATTCTTTGCTTTATAGTCTTCAAAAGCAGCTTCTCTTGCCTTGTATTCTGCAACTGGATTAAATGAACCTTCTGGCTTTGCCTTTAATTTGTTGAAACCGTCTTGTGAAAGCTTTATATTGCTGAAAAGCTCAGATGGTTGCACGTTATAAATTGTTCCGCTTATTACCTTGCCGCTTAAATCATCTTTCCCTACAGCACCTACAACATAAGCAGTTCCATCACTATTTTTATATACATTGTCAACATTAGAGAAAGAAATTGTAATTGGATTTCCTTTTTTATCAGTTCCGCTAAAGTTGTATGATTTTAATTCAGGATTCTTGCCTTTTTCATATCTAACATTATAGCCACCAGTATCTCCTGTTATTGGGTCTAATGCTATTTCGCCATTACTTATGCTACCTCCGCTTCCAGAGTTCCAATTAAAAACACTTCCTTTGCCACTAGGCTTATTCTCGTCTCCACCCATTGTCTTTTCTCTTAGAACATCAATAAATACTTTTTTAGTAGCTTCGTAAGGAGTTAACTTAGGATTAGCTGCTATTTCTGCATCTATTTTAGGTCTATTTGCACTTATAAAGTTTTGCGCTATTTCAGGGTTACCTTGAGTAGCACCTTCAACTCCGTATCCAAAAACATTCTCAGCAACTCTATTTAATATTTCATTCTTAACTGGGAACATTACTACGTTCTTGCCATTAACATTAATTGTTTTTGACTTCTGGCTGTAATCATAAGAAGGAGCGTCTTTAGGAATATTAGAACCTATATCAGTCATCATCTTGTTGGCATCCAGCCTTTTAATCATTTTTTCAGGAGCTACACGAAACACATTTGGAAGATTTTCATCTACTTTTATTCCGCTTGTGGCATCTTTTGCTCTCTCTGTTAAGTAAGGAATATTTTGCTCTACTAAAGCTTTTCTGTCTTCTGGAGATATTAGGTAATCATTTTTACTAAAAAGTTCTTTAGCGGCAGCTCTTTCTTTGGTTGCCTCTTCCTGTCTTTGAACGTCATAATTAAATGTAGCAGTTCTCTGAGGGTCTAGATATCCCTTAGTAATAAGCATATCGTTGTAGTTTTTTTCTACATCTTTTCTGGCAATTTCGTCAAACTTACCTGTAACCTTTAATCTGCCTGATAATACTTTTTCTTCTTGAGCCTGTTTAGCTAATCTTGCTGCCTCAGCCTTCTTTTCAGCTACACTTATCTCAAGTTCTTTATTAGCCGCTCTTGTTAATACGTTACCGCCAAAGGCTGCACCGCCCTTATTTATTAAGCCTAAGCTCCCTGCGAGTCCTATAGTATCTTCCATTATTAAAAATTATTATAATCCATACCTTCTGTTGCGGTGTATGGTGTTTTGTAATATTCTTCAGGTTGTGGAAACATAGAATTTCCTGCAATTGGTCTTGCATAGTTGCCAAATCTATTTCCTAGTTTCATTTTACTGCCTGTTCCGTAGTAAGTTCTAGCTAAATCAGCACTAGGGTTAGCTACTGTTTCGCCTGCGCCTGCACCAACACCTTTACCCATCAAACTTTTAGTCATCCCATAACCCATCAAATCTCCGCCTATATTATTTAAACTATTGCTAATCATTGCCTTATTACTTTGAATAGCCTGACCTAAAGCCTGTTCTTTCATTAGTCTTCTTTGTAGAGCTGTTTGAGTGTTCATAATTCCAAGTCTATTATAATCATTAACAGCACTTTGCTGTCTACCCATGGCAGCGTTAAATGCACTTCTTCTTAGGGCAGCATCGTTACCACTAAATTGATTTAAAGAATTTAAGGCTTCAGCGTTACCCATAGCTCCAACAGCTCTTCCTATTCCGCCACCGCCCATATTCTGAGCATTAGCATTTCTAGAAGCTATTATTTGAGCTAATCGAGAGTTATATCCTGCTGTTTCTGCTCCTGTATATCCTTGTGGGTTAGCAACACCAGCAACTGCTTGCTGATAGAAACTATTTAATCTTGAGTCTGGTGTATATTGAGGAACTGGCTGTGCATCTAATTGTGCAGCTTTAGCTTCTGCTTCTTTTTGAGCCTGATAAGAATTGTACATATTATATGCCTGTAAACCTGCTCCTATTATTTGTGGTATCATAAAGTATTAGTTTAATAATTTTTATTTATTAAGGCAAAAATAATGTTTTTATATTGAAATATGTCTATATTAATTTTATTTGTGTGTTAGGTATTATCTTGTTTCCCTTTATTATATTTTCCAATGCCCACATAGGCTGAAAGTTTGTGTAATGGTTTAGCTTTATTAAATCCTGCTCATCATTTGCTAAAGATACAGGATAGATGTGGTCAAGATGCCATTCGCCTTGATTGTACCAAGTCATGCCTACTTTAAACTGACGTTCTAGATGTAATTTAAATTCTTTACATTCACATCCTAAAATTTCAAATGTTTTTGATTTTTTTGTATATCCTTGTTTTTTTATTGATATATAAATTAAACTTTTTATATTGCCTTTTAATTTAAATAATGGGTCTATTTCTCTTCTATTTTTATTGTATTTTTTTTTATTTTCTTTAATTATATTTTTATTAATTTCATAATATTCTTTTTTATTTTCTTTAATTATATTTTTATTAATTTGACGATATTTCTTATCATATTCCTTTTTTCTTTCTATTTTTTCTAAATAAGTCATAATTTAATAAAAAAGCCCCAATCAGTGAGAGATGAAAGGGGCTTAGTTTAGTTGTTACTAAATTTTAGTAAGTATTAATCGACTCTCACCTCGCTTAATACTTATTTTTGTTTTGCAAATATACAATTTTTTGTAAATAATTAATTATATTTAAACAAAAAAGCTCAATATTACTACTGAGCTTTTTAAAAAATCACATAAAGAACTTAGGTCAATCAAACCCAACAATCGAGTGCAAAGATAGAAATATTTTTCTCATTTCAAAAAAGTTTTTTAATTATTTTATTATTTCTGATTCCTTCCTCAAAAATCTCTCTACTTCTTGTGTAAACTGTATCGCCTATTTGAAATACAATACGAGGATTAGCACCGTACCATATTTCGATAATCTTTATCCTTTCACCCTTGTCGGTCTCGTAAATACCCTGTTGATGTATTGTTATTTTCATTTTTCTATAGCCCTTTTAATAATATTGAAACCCATCTCGTGATTGACAAACTGGAAGCACTCATTTTCTAAATTCTCAAGAATCTTGTATGTGAATTCTTGCTCAGCATCCATATCTTCCTTCTTAACTTCTTTACTTACCTTAAAAGCACTATCAATAAACGACAATAAATACTCTAAACTAATAAATCCGTCCTTTAAAACCTTGACAGTCTTCTTATTGCTTATTCCTACCTCGTACTCTTTTATAAAATCTTTATAATGTTTTGCCGCATTTAGTGTTGCGTGCAAACCAATAATTGAAATTCTTACGTTAGCCATTATCTTGTCTTTTTCTTCTTGTGGCATTGCTGCCCATTGCGATTTAGTTATCATGTATATATATGTTTTTTTAGTTTTTTAGTTTTTTTTATTTTTAAAATGGTAATTGCGATTCGTCATCAAATGAATTTTCTATACTAGGCTTAATAACTCCTATACTACGTTGTTCGTCACTAACATATTCGTAAGTTCCCCACTCTGTAAACTTAAAAAATTCTCCTTGAAATTTTTCCTTAAACACATCTCCTACTGAACCATTTCTATGTTTAGCTATCAGTATTTCAATTAATTGTGTGTAATTATCAGGACTAACATTATTGTCTTGTCCTTTACCATAATCAGGGTCTTGGTCGTAATCATAGTAATTGCTTGGTTTATAAAGGAAATAAATTAAATCTGCATCTTGCTCTAAGCTACCACTCTCTCTTAAATCTGACATCATCGGTCTCTTATCACTTCTTTTTTCTAAGTCTCTACTTAACTGAGATAAAGCTATAACTGGTATGTCAAAATCCTTTGCAAAAGCTTTTAAAGAACTACTAATCTGACTGATTTCCTGCTCTCTATTACCTTTTCCTTTTTCAACAGACTTCATCAACTGTAAATAATCAATAATTATATAATCTAATTTTCCGTATCTTTTCTTAAACTTTTTTGCAACAGTTCTTATGTAATTTATATTTATAGATGAACTATCGTAAATTTCAAACCCATACTCAGAAACTAAGTTTGCCCCATTATTTAATCTTATTAAATCCTGCTCAGTTGCAGTACCTTTATTTCTAAAGAAATTACCACTAAAATTTCCTGCGTCAGATAAAAGTCTTTGAACTATTTGTCTTTTGCTCATTTCTAAACTAAATACAATACCTTTTTTCTTTTGATTTTTCCATGCAGCTACTGCAATTTTTGCTGCCCTTGCTGTTTTCCCAACACTAGGTCTAGCTGCTAGTAATATTAAATCTGACTTTTGAGCACCTCCTGTGATATCGTTAATCCTTTTATTTCCAAAGTCAATACCGCTAAGTTCCTTAGAATGGTCTTCGTCAAAACTATTTACAACTTCTATAACAGATTCTTTTATTTCTCCA